CTCAGATAAGCTAGACAGCTATGAGTTAGGCAATATCAAGAGACGCGCAAGCGATTTATATGAAACTCTTGTATGGTTGCAGTATGCGAAGGAAGAGGTGGAGTGATGGGATTAACACTTAATAGCAGTATAACCGAACTAGTTCTTGAAATCGGAAATTTATTAAACTCTCCCGAAAACAACACAAGAACTTTTGCACTTGAAATTCCAAACCAGTCTTTCTTTTTAGAAATTACAATAAAACCTAAAAAAGAGGAAGTTAAGGAAATGAACCCATATAGCATGAATAAAATCATGAAAGATGAACAATCTGTTTTTGAAAAAGACAGTAACTTTCATAAGCAAAAGAAAAAAGAAAAGAAGAATCCGATTTTTAAGCGCAGTAACCTGAAAAGGAAGGTCAAGAAATGAAAGACACACTAATTCGAATTCTTCTAGCTTGGTCGCTTGTCGCTACTTGCTTACTATTCATGCAACGTGAAGCACAGAAGCCCTTGCTAGTCTATCACGCTGATAGTAAGTATCAGATTGCTGGTAAGGTGGAAGAAAAACGAAAAATCGGAAGTCTTTTCACTATCACGGCAAACGGGAATGTTTTCGTGGTGAGTGAAGAAAAATATAAAAACATTGAAATAGGAGATGATATCGAATTATGAACACACTAGAAAATGTAAAGCAATGGTTTATTGATCGTGACCTTGAAAACGGTGGACGATTAGATAAACAGTCACTCAAGCTTAGTGAAGAGTTTGGTGAGTTGTGTGCTGGTTATCTAAAGAAGAACGAACAGCTTATGAAGGATAGCATCGGAGATTGTGCAGTTGTGATTGTAGGCTTAGCATTACTCATTAAGGAAGATGTGAATCAGATTTTTAAAGAGTCTGAGAATATCAGTAAAAAAGATGTACTTGATTGTTTCAACTTAATGAATGCTAATATCAGTGAATTTCAGTTATCTCAGAATCTTGCAAGTAAGGAAATGTGCAGACACAATCTAGTGCGATGCATTGGATATCTGAAAAATCTTGGATATGATTTTGATGAATGCTTTGAACTAGCCTATCAAGAAATCAAAGATCGTAAAGGTCGCTGGATTGATGGTTCGTTTGTCAAAGAGGAGGATTTGCCAGATGATACCAAGATTTAGAGCGTGGTATGTGTTAGCAGAAGAAATGATTAATGAAATACTGATGATTTCATTTGTCAGAAAGGAAATCATAGGGAAGTTTAGCGATGGCTCTACATCGGTTCCGTTAAAATTCAAAGACAAGCGAAACGGAGAGGATGTTATCCTAATGCAATCAACAGGACTCAAAGATAAAAACGGTAAGGAAATCTTTGAGGGGGATATCCTAAAAGTCGCTAATAATGATTCGAGTTGGTTTGAAGTTGTTAAATACGACCACGAGAAGGCTATGTTTATTTCTAAGGAAGTGAATTTGAAGTACGAAGTCCCTGAAACCCCTCTTTACGACTTGTTCAGTCCATACATCTTCAAAGTCGAAGTCATTGGGAATATTTGGGAGGACGGTGATTTAATTGACGGTAAAAAGGCAAATGAAAATTAATTTTAGTAATGAATGTGAATGTCTTGTAGATTACTCTGAATTAGAGAAGGCAATCTTGTGGTATCAACAAAAACCTACTCTGGGAAGAAAAAAGATATATTTACACGGTCACTATCCTGCTGTTTCAATTCATAACAAAAAGATTCATATACATAGACTTTTAATGCAATACTGGTTGAAAACAAGAATTCCATTTGAGTATAGTGTGCATCATTTGAATGAGAACAAGTTAGATGCAAGAAAAGAAAACCTTTCTCTTATTCTAAATAAAGCCCATAACAGTAAACATAATAAAGGGAGGTTTTTTTCAGAAGCTCATAGACAAAAAATTGGCAAGGCTAATCATAACAGGAAAGGTATGAAGATGAAGAAACGCATCCTTATACCGGAAGAAGAATTAAAGGTGTTTGTTAAAGAAGGTAAGTCGGTAAACTGGATTGCACAACATTATGGATGTAATTGGTCTACTGTTAGAGCGAGAATCTACGAAAATCCAGAGCTTTTAGAGGTGACGGAATGAAAGAAAAATCTTACGAACAAGTTTTGGAAGAATTTAACGATGTTGATAAAATCAACAACCCTAGCCATTATAAGGGGAAATTCGGACTTGAAGCCATCGAAGTCGTTAAGAATTTTGCTTTTGGATTAGAAGGAGTAGAAGGATTTTACTGGGGTAACGCTATCAAGTATCTATTGCGCTTTCAAAAGAAAAACGGTCTTGAAGATTTGAAGAAAGCTAGAAAGAACCTTGATTGGTTGATTGAGGAATTGGAGAATGGAAATAGAGAACGAAAATGAATATGCGCTTTATCAACAAGACACTTTCTTATCGTGTGGAACGCTCAAAGAGATAAGCGTAGAAACTGGAATATCAATCAAGCAACTCCGCTATTATTCTTTTGATTCGTACGTCAAGAAGTGTCCGAATGGTAAACGACTAATAAAACTAGAAGTCGATAAACTAACCAAGAAACAATGCGAGCGCTTCGCATTTATGCTGAAGCAGAAACGACTAGATAAGAAGTTATCACGCAATGAACTTTCTGAAATATTGGGTTACACAGTATCTGAAATTGAGAAATGGGAAAACAAGCGAAAGCAACCTAACTATTATATTGTCGAAGACGTGGCAACCTATTTTAAGATACCAGTAAATATTTTAATTGGGGAGAGATGAATTTGATTGATATTAAGAAACGTTTAAAACGACTGCCTTATGTGAATATTAAAATCAAGTCCTTGCATCATGAGATCATTAGTCTTAGGTCAGGGACGGTTAAAGGGCAATCATTTGACGGTATGCCTAAATCACCTACGAATGATAATCGGACTGAAGATATGAATATCAAAGTGGTTGATAAAATCAATGAAATCTATCAGAAGATAGAGCGAGAATATCAAGAGCAAGATGATTTAATCAAAGCAATCGAAAGTCTTTCTGACCCTATCCAAAACATTGTAATGAGGCTACTTTATATTGACGGTCTTCAGTGGGATGAAGTTCAAAGAAGACTGAATTGCAGCAGCGCAACAATACAACGTGCTAGAGATAAAGCTATTCAAGAAATTACTGATACTTTTGATAATAAAGAAAGTAAATGATAGTTTTAAAGTGATATTATGATATTGTCAGCAAGAAGCTGATAGGCTCTTATATATTTTTTTACTGAAGGGCATAATGCCCTTTGTGGCGGCGAAAGGTTATCTAAAAAACTCTTTAATTTTAAAATTGTAAGCTATGCAAACTTTTTGTATCTCGGTTCGATTCCGAGCGTCGCCTTAATGACTACAACAAAATAAAAAAGAAAAGGTAACAATATACTATTGGTTCTGATAGAGGTAAGTAGTCGCCTCGCAGTTGGAACGTAGCTCAGTTGGTGGAGCGATATGACTATAAAGGGTCTGAAACGTAGGCAGGTTCGAGC